CACTGTCAACAGTTTGATGATTGATTTGGTATCAAAACGTGCTATCTACGACTACTTGGTGGTGTGTGATCTCAGCAACAACACTCCTGCAAGAATTGATCGCAATGAGTTGTGGCTTGACGTAGCAATTGAACCAGTGAAAGCAGTGGAGTTTATCTATATTCCTCTGCGCATCAAGAACACTGGTGAAATCAGTGGAGCAAGTGCAGCAGCATGATGAAACAGGAGGCCCAGAATTGGGTCTCCACATCAGGTAAATAAACACAACAGGAGAATAAACAAATGGCAGTTTCATCATTACAGAGAATGACAGTACCCTTGGCAAGTGATCAAAGTTCACCAACCCAGGGCCTGTTGATGCCCAAACTCAAATATCGCTTTAGAGTGATGTTTGAAAACTTTGGTGTTAGCACACCAAGAACCGAATTGACCAAACAAGTGGTGAGTTTCACTAGACCCAATTTGACGTTTGAAGAAATTGCTATACCCATCTACAATTCCACATTGAAGTTGGCTGGACGTCACTCATGGGCAGATGTAACTTGCTCAGTAAAAGACGATGCGTCTGGTGCTGTGAGCCGTTTGATGGGCGAACAACTTCAGAAACAAATGGACTTTGTGGAAATGAGTTCTGCTGCGGCCGGTATTGATTATAAGTTTACCACCAAGGTTGAAATCCTTGACGGTGGCAATGGTGCCAATGAACCAGTTGTGTTGGAAACATGGGAATTGTATGGTTGCTATCTCAAAGGCGCCAACTACGGTGATCTCAACTATGGTACCAACGAAGCTGCCACAATTGAAATGAGCATTGCCTATGACAACGCCAACCAAACACCAGAAGGCACTGGAGTTGGCACCGCGGTAGGCGTACAGTTCAATAGAGCAACTGCCGGTGGCGCTCAAGGCACAGTGACTGCCGCAGGCGTTTAATCATGCCAACATTTGGCCAGGACTTTTTAAAAGGGTTCTTAGGCAACAACAGCTTGCGTGACTACCAACACGCAAGCCGTACATTTACCACCAACGCCTACGAACTTAAACCCAGGTACAAGTTTCTCTTCCATGTCAGCTTTACTCTGAACACCCAAGAGATTCCTGGCTTGAAAAATGCCATGGGCTCAGATGATATTACCAATCTCAGCTATGTGGTCAAAACTGTTGACCTACCCAAGTACACCATTGACAATGAAACTCTGAACCAATACAACCGCAAACGTGTGATTCAAAAGAAAATCAACTATGATCCTGTGAATATTGTATTTCATGACGACGGCGGTGACGTAGTTCGCAACATGTGGTACAACTACATGAGCTATTATTACAAAGATCCGACCCAGCAATATCTAGCACCCAACAACACCAATGGCAGCGTTGGTCCCAGCGCAAATCGTCAGGCTGGCTTTGGGTACAATTCTAGAGACATCTACAATGATGTACGACAAGTAAACGACTGGGGTTACATTGGAGAATCATTCAATGACGGTACCAGTTCAGCCTCAGGCAAGCCACCATTTTTTAGAGACATCAGAATCTACGGCATGGATCAACACAAGTTTGCTGAATACATTTTGATCAATCCCTTGATCACCAGCTGGACTCATGATCAATACAGCTATGCTGAAGGCGCTGGCATCATGCAGAACACCATGGCCATTGCGTATGAAACTGTGAAATACTATTCAGGAGCTGTGGGCCAACGTCGACAGGGCGGTGACACCAATGTTCAAGGTTTTGCTGATGAAGCCCACTACGATACCACACCCAGTCCACTGAGCAGACCTGGCGGCACTGCCACTGTGTTTGGTCAAGGCGGTCTACTAGATGCTGGAACAGGCATTTTGGAAGATCTACAAAGCGGCAGTGTATTGGGCTTGGTGGGTGCAGCACAAAAAGCTGGAAGAACTTACAATACCTTCAAAGGTAAAAACTTAGGGTCTATCACTAAAAGTGAAGCCACTTCTATTGGCACCAACACTGTGATTCAAGGCCTGCCAGGTGCCACTCGTGCTGTGGCCAATCGTGCTGATGGTTGGATATTCCCACAGGCACAAGCCCAACGCCAGGCGGCAGCACAAGCACAAGGTAGAAACAATCCCAATCCAGGAGCATAATGCATGAGCACAGTCAACTATGCCAATCCCAATACAGACCTAACTGTGCGTGTGTTCGACAGTTTCTATGACTATGATGTCAATGTGCCTGCGGCTGAATATGACGTGGTCCACAGTTATTTTTTGACGCAGATGACATCTCGAGTGGCTGCTGGCAATTTCACTGTGAGTCTGTTTAGAGTGGCTGAAAATACTGGTATTCCTGCGTTGACCCTGTTGCAAGAAATGCAAGGCAACAACGGAGTCAACATCAACATCAACATGGCTTACTACCTTAATCAAATTCGCAGTAGAGCCACTTTGTTGGGTGTAGGTGCTGCTGTTACTCCCAATTTTTATCAAGCCAGAAACATATTGATATGAGCAAGTGGGCACAAGGGCCATACACTGTGATAAACCGAGCCAAGTATGTGGGACGTGGTGATCCTAGATACAGATCTGGTTGGGAATTGAGTTTTATGAAATTCTGCGACAGCAACGAAAATGTGTTGCAGTGGGCGTCAGAAAGTATTGCCATTCCTTACAGACACCCACTCACAGGCAAAATGACTCAGTACGTGCCAGATTTTTTGATAACTTATCGCACCAGAAACAACACTGTCAGAGCCGAATTGATAGAAATCAAACCCAAAAAGCAGAGCGTAATTGAGTCAAAAATGAGTGATCGAGACCGGGCTGTGGTAGCCATCAACTATGCCAAATGGGATGCAGCCACCAAGTGGGCTAGAGCCAATGGACTGTCATTTAGAGTAATCACCGAAAACGATATGTTTCACAATGGTCGTTCTTGACCTATAAATAGGGCATGACCCGCAAACTTGAAGAACTTTTTGATTTACCCCCTGCACAAAAAACTGCAGAGTCTGAATCACCACCTGCAGAAGATCTGCGCACTCAACTACAAAACTTAGATGCTACCATAGACAAAGTAGATGCTGCTTTGCCTGGTGTGCGAGGACTAGAAAGCAGTGACGAAGAAATGGATGGTCTTGCCGAACTGGCTCAGCACAGCTACAAAGATCTCATGGATCTTGGCATGCAAGTTGATTCAAGATTTGCCAGCGAAATCTTTTCAGTGGCATCAAACATGCTGGGACATGCCATCACAGCAAAAACTGCCAAACTGGACAAGAAACTTAAAATGATTGATCTGCAGATGAAGAAGATGCGCTTGGATCAACAACAGCAAGTATTAGACGCCAAAGCGGCTGATGCTGGCACCGGTGAAGCTGTGCAAACAGCACAGGGCATGGTGCTGAGTCGCAATGATTTGCTGGAACGTTTGTTGGCTGGCAAAGATCAAAAAGACAAAAAAGAATAAATATGATACAGGAACCTGATATGAAACCATTTGCTCATTACCTCGCAGAAAGCGAACGTACCTACAACTATCGTATCAAAATGCTGGGCAAACCGTCTGGCGATTTGATATCTCAGTTGAAGAAAAAGTTGGATCAATTTGATCCTGTAAAGATAGGTGACCCCAAGACCACCCCTATACAGGTCATTCCCACTGACTTTCCCAATCACAAAAATGATTCAGTCACAATGTTTGACGTGAGTTTTAGATACCCTGCTATTGAGCCACAGATCAAGCAACTGGCACAGTTGATGGGATTTGACCCCAATCATGTTGTCATGCAGACTACACCACACGTGGATGGCCTGGTGGACGAGTATGAGCGTATTGACAGCGAAAACAAGGACTTGCTGGGTGACACAGACTACCCTGCACCTGATGCAGAACAGAAGGCATTGAAGAAAGACTATGCAACTGGTCCTTATGATCATGTTGTATTGAAAAATGCATACCGTACAGATTTTACTGTGGCTGGTGGCAAAACACCTCCTGCTAAAACCACAAATGACATTGCACAAGGCACACAAAGCCCAATGAGCAAGATCAATCGCCCGCCCAAGCCAGCCACTGGCGCACAACCCCGAGGATAATACAATGAGTTTCTTTTACGATTTAAACAAAAAACTAGACAGCATTCGTGCTACCCCAGAAGTCACACACCAGCAGTTGAACGAGCGTGATATGAGTCGTGCTGCTAAAGGCATTGAAAAGTACGGCAAAGATGGCATGCAAGCCTTGGCCAAAGCAGGACGTGAAGGCAAAGACTTGGACAAAATTAGAGACAAGTACAACAAGTATGACGACAAAAAAGATGTTGACGAAGGCGTCATGGACACTGTGAAAAAAGTTGGCAAGAAAGTTGCTGGCGGCATCAACAAACTTGTGGGACATGGCTCAGACGAAGAAATGATCAAAGACTTACAACGCAAGTCAGGTGCTCCGGTCACAGGCAAAAAACCTGAACAGAGAAGCATGCGCGAAGCTGCTGGGCCACTTGATTTTGATAAAGTGTTGGATGCCATTGCTGCATTGTACGGCGATGACATATGGAACAACGATGCCATGCAAGACCTGGCACACGACCTCGAGCAAGCCGGCCCAACTGAT